GGAGAAGAGACCAGCATCATCAAAATAGCGGGGTTGCTGCTGTCAATTTGGTTGAAGAACATCATCACCATGATGCCAAAGAAGCCCACTGTCACAGCGCCAGCAAGCAATGGCGGCATCATTGAGCGAGTCGTGGCCTGCATATCCCTGGCGCTCTTGCGGTCTTCAACCTCTAGCTTTTCAAAGTTCAAGCCAAGTTCTTGCGCCTGCTTTTGGAGTTCAATCTCAGCCAGCTTGACCTGCGCGATCTGGTCAGCGGTCAGCTTGTTGTTGCTGATTAGGTCGCCAACCTTTGCTTCATCCACGCCGATGGCCTTGGAGATAGCAGACACCGCCATGCCAGCCAATGGGCCACCAAGAGCCGTGGCAATCGTTGGTGCGATTTGTTTGAGCCAGTCCATATCAGTTATCCCTTCAAGTCAAAACTTAGGTTGGGGTGGCGGGGGTATTGAACGACACGCTCCCCTTCTGGGCATTTGTACTTGATGGTTGCCAACAGAGTTGCTTTACCCGGTGCAATCTTCTCTTTCTTCACCATTGTCAATTGGTAAGTAAAGGTGTCAATCTCTGGCCCGGCGGGGCCACTGAACTTGCTTGCTGTAGTGGTCGCCTCATGCACCATTCCTGCGGCATCACGAACGCTTGGCGTAAAACTCTCTACCGAGCAATCATCACGTTTTTTAACCCGCGCAACAGTGACTGCGATTGGTTTGCCAGCCTCTGCCGTGATCTTGAAATGTTCTGGATGCCATTCAAGAATGGTTCTGTCAAACCATCCAAACTTGTCAGCAAGGGTATAGCCCCCACCAATTGCCGCAATGCTTGCAGCAACGGCTCCAATGGCCTTGGTTACGTCAATCATTTCTTCCAAAACTGGATGAGTGAATAGACGATGGCTGCTGCTGCCCAGACACCGACGCCGCGATTGACCCACTGGTCGACCTTCTTGTCGATGCGCTGCAAGTGAACATCATGAACTTCAATCTTGGTTTCAACATCACCAATCCTTGCACCTTGGTTAGCCTGACGTTCTTCAAACAGGATCAGCTTGCCCACGGCATCCGTCAGCTTGTCGACCTTGCTTTCAAGGCGGCGGAAATCATCGTCAGTCATCGGAATGTCCCGTTATTAATTGCGTCGAGCAAACGCTTGCCGTACTTCTCCACCGCCGCCTTAGTGATAACGTACTCGCCACCCTGCAAAGCACCGTAGCCATCGTCTGGAGCAGGAGCGCGGCCTTTGAGGTGACGGGCATCTACCATGCCGCCGTGGGCGTAACCCATATCAGCAGCATCAGCAGGACTTCCACCAAAATCACCCGTGCCGACATTACCGCCAAATCCGGCTCCAGGGCCAGCAGCGGCTGCGTCACCCCCGAATGTGGTGGTGTCAAGAGTTGATGGCGGCGCTATGGTTGAAGGTACAGCAGTAGAAGTGCGATCAGTAAAGACATCACTGTAATCTGTGTAATCGGTCGCTGCACGATTAGCAGTGATTTCACCAGTTTGAAATGACTGTTGCGGTGTGTTCTGCATGGGCGCATTCATGTCAGCTATTTCAGACGCCCTAAATCGATCTTGCGCCCGTTCTCTGGCGTCCCGGCTTGGCGCAAGCTGCGAATTTTGGTATGCCGATATACCTGCGTCAACTAACCTTCCAGCATTGAACGCTGGGCCAATGACAGGCATCATGCCCACAGCAAACCGCGACATGGGCGACATACTGTTGAGCGTATCCCGAAAAGCATTCCGATCTTGCGCTGGGCCTAACCCGAGTGCATCTGGCCCAGACGGCCTAGCGTAATCTCTGCTTGGGTAGTCCTGCCCACCGCCATTCATCATGTTGTTTTGCTGCCGACGTTTACGCAGCATCTCGTTGAAAGCATTGAGGTAGTACATATGTGTTCCTACTGCGTCATGGCGTTTTGGTTCTGTTGCATAGGTTCAGCGCGTCGTGACAATTCGTTGCCAAATTGCGCGGCAGCACGACCATAAAATTCAGGCGCTTGATTTATTTCACGGCCCCGACGCAAAAGCATGGCGGACTCTACCATATCAGCGGCCTTGGCCGGACTAGTCATTTCGCGGGCAATTTCCATTGCAATTTTGTCGTCCATCCTAAGCGCAAGTTTTTTAAACGTATTGTTAAAAATTGTGATTGGGACAGATAAAAAATTAGGCAATGGCAAGCCTATTTCGCGGCCTGTTTCAGTTCCCAACCCGCGCACTTTTATGTCAGCTTTTGCGCCTGCGTCAACAAGACGCTGATAATTTCCTTCGCGCAATAGATCGTCACGAACCGCGTTTACATGGGACAGTTGCTGGGGTGTAAGCCCTTTAGTCAACTCAGAAATTCGTTTTTCAATTGCCAGAGCATTTGATCCAGGGGGAAGTGGCGGCGCAAGTTTGTTTTGGCTAGATGCTGCAAGCGATTCAATTTTTGCCAACCGAGCTGCGTCTTTAACTACTGCGTCCAACCGAGGGCTAAGACTCATGCCCGCACCATCCAAAATGCGAATTGGATCAGCGTACTTTTTCAAAAATTTGGCGTGTGATTCTGGTGTTACCCGGCCTGCTGCGTCTGTAACCTCTCTGCGGTACAAATCTTCAATGCCTGCCCGTGCTACGCGAGTTGCGTCGGCGTTTTTACCAAACATCGTCACAAACTGCTGGGCTTCCCGTTCACCTTTAGGCTGAAAGTAAGTCTTGATTACGTCGTCAGGATTAAGCCGAGGTTCGTTAAGCGAAGTTTGTTTAAACAGATTTGCATTAACACCTGTCTTAAATTTAGGCGCGTATTCTGTGCGGTATGTGTCCAGCGCGTCTTTGTAAAGCGTTTTTGCATCCGCAGGCAATGTGGAACTGCCGTTAACGGCGTCATCAATTGCGCTGTGCAGCTTGCCTAAATTACGAAGCGTAACAGCGGCAGACGGATCGCTAGACCTAGCTGCTGACGCAATATCAGCGTTGATGGCTTTGCGAACGTCATCAAGTTCTGCCAACGTAACTTCAGGCGCAGGCCTTGAAGGCATAGCTGTTTTTATGCGGGACGCCACTAAGCCAGAACCAATAGGTTTTGCTACAGGCGCGGGGGGTTGTAAAGAAAGCAGCTTAGAGACTGTTGATGGCGCGGTGCTTGGGTCAAATGTGGATAACTTACGGCCCAAAATAGATTCGGCCTCGTCGATCACATTTGTGACGTTAATCTTGGCATCTCCAGCCGCCGCAAACGCTCGGTTGTACGCAGGTTCGGTAATTGTTGCTTTGGCCGTTTGTTGTTCAGCCTTGGCCGCATTGAGCAAAGTTTGCCCTGCATCACGTTGGCTTACCGAAGTTAAGCCTCTGTCAATTTGCTGTTTGATCCTATCTGCGGAAGATTTGAACTTCGCTTCAGCGCGAGTTTGTTGAGCCAACCGTGCTTGATTTGTTTGCGCCGCCATATCGGCATAAGTGTCAGTCATGGCAGGAACTTCTAACGCTTTAGCTTGTAGCGTAGAAAACCCCGTGCTGCCCGCTGGCGCTGCAACTTCGCCTGCTGTTGGGACAGCGCCAGGAACGGCTGAAGATCGACCCCTTAATGCGTTAACAATGTCGTCGCCTTTGTTGCCAATGGCTTTAAGGTAAGTATCCAGTTTGATGTTTGACAACTTACTGGCGTATTCCATTCCTTTGCCAATTACCGGCGCGATAAGACCTCGACCCGCAGCTTCTTCAGATGCACCCACAAGTACATTTTTTGCTTGACGAACAGCGGACTCAGGCAGCGTTTCGGGCGCAGCGTTGCCTGCGGCCAGACGCATAAGTTCTTTAGCGCCTGCATAACCAGCGCCAGACCCAAGAACCATGCCCGCAGGGCCAGCGGGTATGCCTAACGTGCCACCGCCAACAGCACCCAAAGCTTCAACAGTAGGCGCTATAAATTCCGCAATTGCCTGCCTGCGGGTTGGTGCAGAGTCTTGCCGAGCCGTGGCCGCAGGAACTGGCCCGCCATAGCCCGGTATTTGTTCTACAAGAGATTTAGGCTGTGCTGGTGCAGCGCCAAATGTCTGAGCAGCAAACGATTCAACTTGAGCAGGCGTTGCATCATCTGGCCCTTCAAACACATGAACCGCGCCATCCGGGCCTTGAACACGGTATTTAGTAGCCATTATTTGCTTTCTTTACCAAGATATTTGAACCCGCCAGTACCTTGTGGAGCCGCAGCAGCCGCAGGCGTCTTGGCCTTAATTGCTGATTTTGGCGGAGGAAGATTAGAAAACTGAGGAAACCTTTCAAAATCTTCGCCAAATTGCCGTTGGTAGGCATCTTGGATGCGACTCATAGCACCTTGTGCTTGCTGTTCAATCAAATCTAACTGACTTAAAAGCGGCCTCACGCCTTTTACGGGGTCAACATTTGCAATTTGATCAGAAAGAATTTTCCATTCCTGGTTAGCAATTGATCCAATAGCGCCGCTAGATGCAGCAGCAGCTTTACCAAGCGCAGTAACTTTGCCTTTTAAGTTGGCTAATCTTACGTCAGCAGAAGCAGCGCCGCCTTCAGGAAAAGATGGCAACATGCCCGTAAATCCAGTTGCGCGAGACAAACCAGGCTCAGACTTTACAAACGCTATTGAATCAAGAACATCTTGCGTGGTCTGGAGTGCTGAAGTAGCGGATTTAAATTCTTTTCCAAGCGTGTCTCGACGCTTGGTTTCTTGCACAGCAGTTAGCGGCTTGAGTTGTGCCGCTACTTCTGCTGGTCGTGCTGCTGGCGCCGCTGAAGGCGCGCGTTCTTGCGATTTCTCCAACTGCGCTTGTGATGGTGAAATGTATTGTTGCGTCTGACGGTCAAACACTAGCCGCCCTACCGGCACAAAACGATCTGACATCGTAGGGTTAGCAACTTTTAGAGATGCCTCATACTCTTTTGACAACCGGGCTACCATTGCTTTTGCGCGGGGGTCAGATGACTCGCTAAGTGTGTCAATCTCACGAGCTATTTCTTGAGGTGTTCTGCCACCAATTGCAGGCGCAACCATTGCGTTAGTCTGATTTTGGCTTGGCATCATTTGGTTGGTGCGTACTGGAGATGTTACCGCGCCGCTAGGCTGAGGGCCAGCAGGCATATTCATTCCCGCAGCATCAACGCCAGATGGGCCACCCTTTACTCTTGCCAAAAGGTTTTGAAACCCTTGCTCAGACGCTTGACTTTCAATAAATTTGTCAGCGCCTTGTGCTTCTCTTTGCAAGTAGCGTTGAAACGCAGTAGGCTCATCAGGAACTTCAGCCAAATCTGCTTCAAGGCTACCAAATTGGCTTCTAATTGGCCCAAGATATGGGTCTGCGTGTTGCGCCCGGACAATGGCACGCGCAGCTTCTGGATTAGGGGCGCGGAGCAGCGCATCACGGGCAGCGGCTGTTCTTTGCGTAACCATGGCAGCTTTAGCAGCCCGTTGCTTATCCGCCTGCCCAGCGGCAAACTCCTGCTGGCGCATACCAAACTCTTGCTGGGCTTGCGCTGCTCTTTGCCGGGCCATTTCATTGGCCTGCATTTTTTCTTGGCCTTGAGAATAGCCCTCAAAGAAATTTGAGGGGCCACCTTGGTCAAGAACTCCGAAATTAAGTGCCATAATATGTCCTTAACCGTAGTTATATGGGTCTGTAAAGTCAACGCCCATTCTTCGGTTGTATTGGCCGGGGCCATAGAAACCACTGACTAGGCTGTCAAAGCCACCAGACCCAAAGGCTTTTCCAATGTTGCCGTAGGCTGACCGCATAGCGTTCTCTCCAACCAACCCGGCGTTGGCAGTGTTATAGCCTTGGTTGATCAAATTTGTAGACGCTGCGTTTCCAAAATTAGTCGCCAAAGCATTTTGACTAGTAGCGCCAGATGGCCCATAGCCAACTACATTGGCATTAGCATTCCGCGCAACATCTTGTCGGCTATAAAAATCTTGCAGCGCTCGCCCATAATCTTGCGTACCCATGTCTTGCCCATAGCGTTGGGCGGCTTTCAAAGCACTACCAGAAATTAAATTGCCACGGGCAGCAGCTTGCCGGTCAAGTGCCTTTTGGCCTTCTGACAACCGAAACGCATAGCCTGGGTCTGCGTTGAAGTCGGCCATCGTAAAGTTGCGAACATACTCGCCGCCGGGGGCAATGCCTTTCAAATAGCCGGGTAACGCATTGACACCTGCTTGATAGAACGGCTGCTGCCTAGCAACGCCTTCCTCGTACATCCGCCGTTGCAGTGCTAATGCTTCGGACGATTGAGCATTGGCTGCATTAGCAGCCTCACGAGCCGCACCCGTCGCCCCACCGCCAGTAGCCTCATCAAGACCGCCGCCAAGGGCTGCACCCGCAGCAGCGCCTGCTGGCCCACCAAAATAATATCCCGCCGCGCCACCTATTAATTGTGCCCAACCCATAATCGTTCTCCTTGTTACCCAACCACCCAGGCCGTGCCATTGTCAAACACCGGGCAAACCACCGCACCGCCACCAACAGGGGCAGCTAGGAATACAGGCGCTAGGGCATTTGTCACCCACGATCTGCGGCCTTGTGTACCGGCTGCTGGCAGGGTTGCTACTGTGTACGCTGCGCCTAATCCATTCCCCCCATTGGCTACAGGGAGGATACCAGATACGTTGGTTGTAAGATTAACAAAAGTCGTAGCCGTTGTACCCGTGCCGCCATTTGCTATTGGCAGAGTTCCGCTAACTTGAGTTGTCAGGCTCACCCCACTGAGCGTACCGCCAAGCGTCAAATTACCTGACGTAGTTACCGTGCCTGTCAGCGTAATACCGTTGACCGTACCCGTACCGCCCACGCTAGTCACCGTGCCTACAAACGCATCGTTGCTGGTAATGGTGAAGTTGGGATACGTCCCGGTCACTACCGTTGTGCCTGCGCCCGTCAGCACTACCGTCAAGTCGGGCAGGCTGTTGGTCACTGTGATGGTGCCTGCGCCGTTGGTTACGGTAATGCCCGTGCTGGCTGTCAGCGTCCGCAATGTGTAGCCAGTGCCGTTGCCAATCAATAGTTGGCCGTTGGTTGGGATAGTGCCAAGACCCGTGCCGCCGTTAATAATTGGCGTAATGCCAAGGCCAGCGCCTGTGATGGTGTAGACGTTGTTAAACCAGCGAAACCACTCCATTGACACCGCGCCCGTCTGGTCGTTTAGCAGCGGGACGCGAGGTGCGGGAATCTGAGTGATGTTTGCCATATCAAGACTTTGTTGGACTCAGCACCAACTCAGCGCCCATGATGCTGACTTTTACCGGGTCAGTGCCGCTGACCTCATACACCCGGTCACGCAGCTTGAGCGTCATGCCCAGCCGACGCCAGAACGTGCGGTAGCCGTACTCACCAATCTGCCCCATGCTGGCCCAATGCTCGTTTGACCAAGTATGACCGCCATCGTCGCTCCAGCGCAACATACACTGCGGGTCATACCCCGGCGTTGCAAGGAATTCTTCAGTGACAATCTCAGCGCCAGCCGTATCAGGCCCGGTGTAGGCAAACGTCACCAAGGATTGAAAACCATCACCGGATTCGGTTGTAAGCTCATCGCCAGATTCAGTTGCCAAATACTCCCAATCAAACTCAGCAACAAGCTGGTAACTTGGCCCTGC